AGTTTTACAAGCACTACCATCAAATATAAACTACCTGTCTCCGATAGGATTCAGGTTTCAGATTACAAAGTTTCCAGAGGTAAATTATTTTTGTCAATCTGCCAACATACCTGGCATTAGTATCGGTCAGATTGATTTACCAACGCCAACATCAACTGGATACTTGGCTGGCGATGAGGTAGCTTTTGAAGAACTGACAATTACCTTTGTCATAGATGAGAACATGAAAAACTGGTTGTCAATTTACGATTGGATTATATCACTTGGTGTCCCAACATTGAGTGATAGAGAAAAATTGATAAAAAGACAAAATGAAGGTACAGAGAGAACAAGTGCCGTATTGACTGTACTAACCAGTAACATGAATGCTCAAATTAATTTTTACTTTAATGAGGTATGGCCTCTCAATCTATCCTCAATAGATTTTAACACAACTGGTACTGATGTAGATTATGTAACAGCGACTGTCTCATTTCGGTATGATACATATAGAGTAGAGAATCTACTTAATAATGAATCTTCTTATGAAGGGACTCGCCAACAAAATTAGGGGGTGAATGAAACTTGAAGAAATTCAAGAACTTTGGAATAGAGATCGTGAAATTGATATTGCAGAACTGGCAATAGAGTCAGTAAGAATACCACAACTCCATGACAAATATCTAAAAATTTACATTGACGAAAGAATCAAACTCAAGAGTTTAGAGTTTGAACTTTCTAAGATGGTCAGACTAAAGAATGACTATTATTCTGGTAGGATGGCTCAAGAGGATTTGGAAAAGTTAGGGTGGGAACCTTTTCTTGGTAAAATACTCAAGGGTGAAATACATTCTTATCTTGAAGCAGACGAAGATGTTTTTAGGATAAAAACTAAAATAGTGATGATGGAAGAAAAGATAAACTATCTGGACTCTATCGTAAAGATGATTAACAACAGGGGCTTTCAGATAAAAAGTGCCATAGATTGGATAAAGTTTAAGAGTGGCTCATGATGTAGAAATATCTAAGGTGAATGAGGTTTATATAAGAGTCAGTTGTCAGAGAGACATTGCTCAAGAAATCTCAGACCACTTTACATTTTTGGTGCCGGGACATACCTTTGTTCCAGCATACAGAAAAAAATTATGGGATGGAAAAATCAGATTATTCAATGTGATGAACCATCTCTTGTACTATGGACTGCTCGAGCATCTCTGTAAGTTTCTCTATCTCAGGAACTACAAAGCAAAATTTGTAGATGACTTCAAAACTGAACTAGTCATTCTAACACACGAAGACCTTCCAAAATTACCAGTAGAAATCAGAGACTATCAATTAAATGCCATCAATCATGCTCTAACAAATCATAGGTCATTACTTCTGTCACCCACTGCGTCGGGTAAATCTCTAATCATCTATATATTAGTAAGATATTTGAAATTGAAAACTCTCATCCTAGTACCAACCACATCTTTGGTTTCTCAGATGTACAATGATTTTAGAGAGTATGGATGGGATGTTGCAAATAATTGTCATACTGTTTTTGCTGGAAGAGACAAAGGTTCTGAATTACCTGTCATTATCTCAACGTGGCAGTCAATTTACAAAATGCAACAAAAGTACTTTGAACAGTATGAACTGGTGATTGGGGATGAAGCCCATGGTTTCAAATCCAAATCTCTCACAGCAATAATGACTAAATGTATCAATGCGAAATATCGAATAGGTACAACTGGAACTCTGGACGGAACGCAAACACATAAATTGGTTTTAGAGGGGTTATTCGGAAAAGTACATAAGGTAACTACAACTAAAAAGTTGATAGACCAAAAACATCTCTCCCCCTTTACAATTAATGCACTCGTCTTAAAACATCCAGATTCGATTTGTCACAATTTAAAAGGTATTAACTATCAAGAAGAACTAGAATATCTGATTTCGTCAGAGGCAAGAAACAAATACATAGTTAATTTGACTATAGGTTTAGAGAGAAATACTCTCTTACTTTTTCGGTTTGTAGAAAAACATGGACAGTTACTTTACGATATGATTAAGGAGAATACCAATGATAGAAAAATATTTTTTGTCTATGGGGGAACTGATACAGACACAAGAGAACAAATTCGAGCCATCGTTGAATCGGAACGAAATGCCGTCATCGTTGCTAGTTATGGTGTATTTAGTGTTGGCGTCAACATTAGGAATCTCCATAACATCATTTTCGCTAGTCCTTCTAAGTCTCGTATAAGAAATTTACAATCAATAGGCAGAGGATTGAGATTGTCAGATAAAAAAGAAATTGCAACTCTATATGATATTGCGGACGATTTAAAATTTAAAAATAAAAAAAATTATACTCTGGAGCATTTTGAAGAAAGAGTAAAAACATACAAAGAGGAAAACTTTCCGTTGGCTACTTACCACATACAACTAAAGACTTAATCTCATTTAACCCCTACACAGTAATTATATCATCTGTCAAGTGCTTTGTCAAGTCATTGACATGCTTGTCAAATATGATATAATATAGATATTGTTTGTTGTAGAAAGGAGATTCATGGCAGAACACTATGTAGATAATCAGAGGTTCCTAGAAGAGATTTCAGAGTATCAAAAATTTAGAATTGATGCTAAAGATAAAGGTGAAGAACCACCACCATGTCCAGAATATATTGGTGAGTGTTTTCTTAAAATAGCAAATAGACTATCGTATAGACCAAATTTTATTAATTATGCTTTTAGAGAGGATATGATTTCAGATGGTATAGAAAATTGTGTCCAGTATATGAACAACTTCAATCCAGAAAAATCAAAGAATCCTTTTGCATACTTTACACAGATTATATACTATGCTTTTGTCAGACGAATACAAAAAGAAAAGAAACAACTATATATCAAATACAAAACAATGGATAGTAATGCATCTCTTGGAGATAATGTAGACATTTCAGAACATGACCAAGACCAGAACTATGTTTTTGAGACTATGAATGCAGACCAGAAAGCAAATATGTACGATTTTATTTCTAACTTTGAGGAAGCCAAAAAGAAAAAGAAGGTAGTAAAAAAACAATCAACTTCACTTGAACTATTCATGGGAATATGAAACTAGCAATTATTTCAGATACACATTGGGGTGCCAGAAATGATAGTCAGGCATTTGCAGATTATTTTAGAAAATTCTATGAGGATATATTCTTTCCTACTCTAATGGAAAGAGACATTAGAACAGTCGTGCACATGGGTGACATAGTTGATAGAAGAAAATTTATCAACTACAAGACTCTGTATCAAATGAGACAAATATTTTTTGATACATGCTGGGATATGTACATTAATCTCCATATAATAATCGGTAATCATGATACCTTTTTCAAAAATACTAATCAAGTGAATAGTATGGATTGTCTCAGGATGATGATGAATGGTGATGAAGGTGACGGCGGTGGCATGGTGAGAATTTATCATGACCCTACTGAAGTTGTCTTTGATGGTACAAAGGTATTCTTTCAACCTTGGATTTGTCCAGAGAACAAACAACAGTCTTTGGATGCAATTGCCAAGACAGATGCACAAATTCTGTTTGGCCATCTTGAGGTACAAGGGTTTGAGATGCATCTTGGAGCCATCAATCATGAAGGATTGTCACCCAAGGTATTTGAAAAGTTTGAGTATGCATTTAGTGGTCATTTTCACCACAAGTCTGACAATGGTAACATATACTATCTTGGTAATCCATATCAGATTACATGGTCGGACTACAAAGATCCAAGAGGGTTTCATATATTTGATACTGAAACCAGAGAACTTGAATTTATACTAAATCCTTATGAGATATTTCATAAGATTTATTATGATGATGAGCGTGATTGGACATCTTTAGAAAAAATTCAAGAGGCTGATTATTCTCAATATGAAGGTTGTTATGTAAAGGTGATAGTTGTCAACAAGAAGAATCCATTCTGGTTTGACACACTTATTGACAAACTTTATAAAGCAAATGCCGAAGACATATCGGTAGTTGAAAATTTTGACATTGAGGACTTTGATACTGAAGACATCATTGATGAAGCAGAGGATACAATAACCATCCTCTCAAAATATGTCAATTCATTAGAAGTAGAAAACAAGAAAGAACTTGATTCTTTAATGAAATCATTGTATACTGAATCACTAACAGTGGAGACACTTTAATGGCAGACTATAACAGGGATGAAATGCGTAGAGAAGAACAAATGCAAGAATCCATGAAAAGGAGTAAAGAATGGCCCCAATCTGTGAAAATCGGAGAAAAGGAAAAAACAGAAACACTTGAAATAGACATTAGT